GACAATGCAACATTTACTGATGTAACATCTAATACAGATGTAACTGGAGGAACAGTTGATAGTAGTGGTGTTTTCCAAACTATTGATGCTAATGGCGACTGTAATAAGGTTTATGCTATTGGATATGTAGGCGGAAAAAGATACTCTAGAGTTGTATTAAACTTTAGTGGTACTCATGGAACTGGTACTGTCTTTGGAGTAGTTGGCGTTAAAGGACACCCTTTACACGGACCAGCGGCTTCGGAAGCAAATGCATAATTAATATATTTGTGTGGGCGAGCAATCGCCCATGCATTAAAATTAAATGGAGAATATTATGAAAATTAAAATGAAAAAAACTTTGATTGGTGCAATAGGTAACGGAGAAGCTACAATTACTTATGAAGAGGGTAAAACTTACGACATGAGAACAGCTATGGAAATGGAAATGGCAGGTGTTTGGATTTCTGATGGTAGAGCAGAACAGGCAAAAGATGTTATTCAAAAGAAAGTTACAAAACCAGTTGAATCAAAAGCAAAAAAAGTAGTAAAAAAATTATTTGGTAAAAAGAAAAAGTAAAGGTTTAAAATGTCAGGTATAAAAGTAGTAACAGCTTGGACAACATCAGCAGTACCAACTTCTACACAAAAATCTTTTATGCGTGTTGATTTTAGTGATGATGATACTTTAATTGGTGAACTTGTAAAAGCATCACAAAATGTTATTGAAACTTATTTAAACAGAGCAATAACTACACAAACTTTAGAATTATACTTAGACAGATTACCTTTTTATTCAGATATAAATTATCCAGAGGGTACATTTACTGCCCCTGATTTAGAATACAATTCAAACTATATTGTATTACCAAAACCACCAGTAGCTTCTGTAACTCATGTAAAATACTTTGATGATTCAGATACAGAATATACTTATGCGTCATCAAATTATTATGTAGATACTATAAGTGACCAAGCTAGAATAGTTTTAAGAACTGGTAAATCTTGGCCAACAGTAACACAAACTAGAAACGCAAATGCTTATGTAATTAAATATGTTGCTGGTTATGGTGGAGCAAGTGATGTTCCAGAACCAATAGTACAAGCAATAAAATTATTAACAGCACATCTTTATGAAAACAGAGAAGCAGTAACAAGTCTTTCAGTAAATGCAATACCTTACACGATTGGTGCTATGCTACAACCATACAGAATACTCAGACAACAAAGTATTTTAGGAGGTTAAAATGCCAACTACTGATAATCATGGTGGTTTTACAACAGGTAGAAGCACTTATGTAACTGCTTTTGCTAAAATTACACCTAAAGCTGGTAGGCAAATATTTAATGAAAGTACAGGTGAGAGAATACAGAACCCACATACATTTGAATTTATGATTAGATATAGAAGTGGTATAACTACAACTATGAGAATTTTATTTGGTTCAAGAACTTTTGATATTGTTAAAATAAATAACGAAAACGATTATAATAATTTTATTACATTAACAGCAATAGAAAATGTAGGTACATAATGAAAATAGGTATACAAGTTAAAAATATAAACGAAGCACTTAAAAAGTTTGATACTCTAAAAAAAGATTTAGAAACACCTTTTAGAGAAGTAATTGCTGGTGGAGCACAATTAATTAGAGGCGAAGCTATAAGGTCAATACAAACTGGTCCAAAATCAGGTAGAACTTATGAAAAATACAATCCAAGAAGAACACATAA